CCGCCCCCTGGTTATGGGCGGCGGCGCGGGAACCCTTGCTCCCACGCTACGCGCCGCACGACATACATTTTTAGATTAGATAACTTGGATAGTCAAAGTAACTACGGAATTGATGTCCTGGTCTTGCTCGACGGAAAAGAGATATTTAAGTAGAAAGATGTCTTTAAGTATGGGAATGCCGTTACGCTGTTTTTGTGTAGTGGTTTTGTTAATGCCTGATAAAACTAAAATATCGCCGCGTTTAAGAGAATATGAGCTCTTAAGCTCCTTTTTGCTTGTAATAGGCGTTAATGTGTTGCTAGATGATAGTAAGTCCTCAAGAATAAGATGTAAGTCAAAATCAACGTGATCTTTTAAAATAACGGGTTTAAGAGTAATTTTTAATCCAACGTCTTTATATTCATAACTGTTTTGGGTAGTGGTCTGGGTAGCCGAGGTCTGGCTATTTTGAACTAAATAAGGAATATTTTGAACGGCAGAGAAATTAACTTCAGTGTGATTTTTAGCAGTCAAAAAAGGGCTGGATATGATCTTGGTTAAGCCGTTGGTATCGAGGAAATTTAAGACGCCAAAAAAGCCCTCGCTATCGTTTCTTACAACGTTTGAATTAGTCGTGTAAGGCGAAGTGATAAGATTTATATAATAAGCTAAATCGCCGTGATTTAGCGGCTTAAGCAGGCTTTGAAGCTTTGTACCGCGGTCTTTAATATCTTTTAGATTAGTTTCCGTTATAGTGAGCTTAAATTCAACCTGCTCGAGGGGCTTATCAATAGAGGCCACAGCTTGCTTAATTTGCTCGTATGCTACATCATCAGCGCGAAAAAATACGGAATTTGAAGTCGTGGAATACGTCGCATTTAACTCAAAATTTGCCATTATTCGGCGAACGTCCTCAACGATATAATTACTAAGATCAATGCGCCTTAAATCATAATCCGGCAGCTTTTTATCCGTAATATAGTAAAAATTGTCCTTTTTATAAAGAAACAAGCCCTTGGACTCGAGCATTTTTCTAAACATAGAAAGGGTCAAGCTCGTATCGTGCTGGTAAATGAAGTAGTAGTAATTGTCATCTATACTATCATCGGTAACGATAGCGATATTATTAAATTTACTTGCAAGCTCGGCGAAATTTAGCAAATCGGTGTAAATAGTTTCGGCTTTAACAAAGCTACTTAAACAAAGAATTAGAACCAGTAGTTTTTTGAGAGTTTTCATAAAGAGCACCTTTATTTATTTTTTGAAATGAAGCAAGCTTGATAGTATCAAGCACCGGAGATTTAAAAACGAGGTAATATTCAACATAATGCTTATTTTTCGTTGTAGAGTAAAAATAAGCGGGTTTATGGCTTGAAATAACAAAAGAAACATAGGTATAAGGGAATGAACCCGAACCGCCTTTAAAACGGCAGCTATCGGCAACGCAAACGATCTCGTAAATATAAGAAGCCTCGATAGGCTCGTCGGGTTTAGAAACATTAGCCGGCAAAGAATTCCTAGAGGGAGTAGCCGAAGCCGTAGAAACTTGAGGAGCTAAATTTTGAGCAGGCTCGTCATTTTTATACTCATCGGGAACGGCGAAAAAGGTATTAAATACGTAAATGAACGCGAACACGCTTAAAAGAGAGATAATAAGACCCGCGACCATAAAAAATTTAACTACAGATTTACTCTTGCTATCTTGACCGGAATGGTAAAGATTAAAAACTTCCTGGTTAAAAGGTAAATTTATATTAAAATTATTGACCCGGTCAGATTGATACATCTTATAAGAGGTAAAATAAGCGTATTTAAAGCGTTTGGAAAATAAACGCTTTGAGCTATCTATCGCACGGTAAAACTTCTCGGCTACGCGCTTATATTCGTTGTTTACTAGGCTTAAATCCTGGGTGATAAATAAAAGGTCTTGATAAAGATGTCGATGGTAAGTAACCCACCAAACGAGAACCGGATCCTCTTTAGCTTTAAAATAGTTATGTATCTCATCAACAACGAAAAGAACCTTATAAAGCCTCATTTCTTTAGCTAGCTCAATAAGCTCTTTATCAGTCTTTTTTTCTATCTTATAAGCATTATAGAGCTTTGCGAGGTTAGCATATACTTCATCATAATCAAATTTTAATAAACGCTCGTCAAGCTCGAACTTAAATTCATTAATGTTAGTATAGGCATAGAGATATTTATTTTCAAGAAGTTTAGGCTTGAAAATTTTACCTAAAATACCTTTAGCAGGCTTTGGGTTATAGATAAACATATACCAAAGCTTATAAACGGCAAAGTAGGATTTTCCAGAACCTGGATTACCGACTATATAGGTTATCATGAATTAGAGCCTAGCGATGTTAAATGTAGTCAAAGTAAGCTGCATTGAATGCAAGACTTTAAAACCGATCTTATAAACATAAAGCAAAATAACAGAAACAATAGGAACAGAAAAGACATTATAAACATCAACAAAAGCATTCCAAACGCCAAAAGCGCGAATAATATCCATAGCCCAAGATAAAATCTCATTACTACCGCCAGAACTAATATCACTTAAAAAAGATATAAATTTATTAATAGAGTCATGAACAAACATTATAAGCTTAAAAGCAGCCCAGCCATAAGCTATAACAAGAGCAAACAAGGCAGTATTAATAAATAACATCTTGCCGAATGTAATACCCTTAAGAACCCACCCAACAAATTTTTCAGCAATAAAAGACCTAAAAAACCAAACAATGGCAGAATATAAAGCACCCATAAATTACCCTTTAAAATGAAAATATCAAAAATTTAATAATCAGAAAAAGAAAACAACCAAAGAAAAACACATAAAAAAGATAATAAAAAGCACCGGAAGCAGGCTCGATAATCTTACAAAAATCAAAATCAATAACTACGTTATAACCAAAAAAATCAATAGTTTCTTTATGGGAACAAGTTTTCGGAATATCTTTTTTTGAAATATCGTTAAGACCTTGACCTTTTAAATTATTAATAAATTGATCAATTCCATCTTTAAAAGAATTAAAACCCTCAGAACCAGAAAAGTTTTTCTCTATTTGAGAAATAGCTCCCTTATAAGCCTTTTGAAAAGAACTCATTTCCTTACCTAATTCTTTAATATCAAAATCAGAAGGATTAAATTTAGCTTTATCGTCACCAGGCGTAGGAATAGTAGCATTACTATCATTTTTTTTACATTTTGGATCATTTGGATTTTTTTTACAAAAATCTTTATCTTTGTCTTTATCCTTATTTTTATCTTTGTCGCCGCCGTTGTTATTACCTGAACCAGGATCATCAGGCTTAGTTTTATTATCATCCGGCTTAGGATCATCAGGCTTAGTTTTATTATCATCCGGCTTAGGGTCAGATTTACATTTTGGGTTAGTGAAAGAATACTGAGTAGAACCATCGCCGCAAGTTCCTTCAAGCTGACAACCATCAGGAGAACCGCCATTTTTACCCCAAATTTTTGGATCAATAGAACTATTGCCATAACCACGACAAATACACTGCAAAACAGACAATGAATCCTTTTCACCGCTACAATCAATACAAGAACCATCAGTTTGAGGTATTTTATTTATTCCGCCACCTTTGGAACAATCTTTATAGCATTTTTGACCCTCATCGTCCCAGCTTTCGTTTATTTCGCATTTTTGACACTGTTTAGTAGAAGTATTAAAATTTTCACCAGGTTGGCAAGTTGCTATTTTTGTAACAGTAGTAAAGGAATAATAAGTAAAATTAACATTTTTTACACCAGGAGTAGATAAAGAATAGGTACTAGAACAACCATTATATTTATTTGAATCAGAGAGAAAGAAACAAGGGTAAGGGTGTTTTTCAGAGCTGGGATCATAAAAAAACAATAATTTACTTGAAACATTATTTTTTTCTAAAAAAAAGCCAGTATCATCAGCAAATTCAGAGTTAAAAACGGTTTCAGATATACCGTTATGACTATATATATCATCGCCGATTCGTAAAAAATTACCGCCAATAAATTTGGCATCAACTTGGGAAAAATTACCTTTACGATAACTTGATATTTCGGGGTTAGGAAAAAAATGATAATTAGCCGCGCCAGTATATTCCCAATAAGAAATTTTACTGAAATCAAAAGAGAAAAGATTTAAGCAAAAAACAGAAGCTAGAAAGGTAAATTTTAAAATACGCATAACAAATAAACCTTATATAAAACAAAACAAGACCAAAGCAAAGAAAATAAAAAAAGAAGCTCGAAAAAAATATATAAAGCAGGAAATTTAATGCAAAAAGAGCTATTTAAATCAAAAACTATAAAAAAAGCTTTTAAGAAAAAACTAAAAGATAAAAAAGAAAAAAATAAAAATGTAGCAGGAAGCATAATAAAATCCTACTTAATCAATTTCTTAGCTAAAAGGCTTATGCAAAGTGAAAATGGAAATGATATAAATAAGAAATAGATAAATATGCTAGCAAAATAATCAAATGAAGCAACGCCAGTAATTGTAAACATTTTAAGCACCTTAGCTAAATTTATGAACGAACAAAATAAACAGCAAATTCACAAGAAAGCCGAATAAAACGCCCGATAGAGCCATCATAAAATTATATTGCTCTTGAGAAAGACCGAGATCAATCATTAGCCGATCTCCTGAAAAAATCAATCGCAAGAGATACAACGAAATAAGCGACAAAGGCCCCAAACATAGGAACATATAGAGAAAACATAAACTTATAAAATTTAGCCAACTCTATAAATTCAAACATACTAGAGCCTTTGGAATATTCAGATTAACCGACTTTGCGGATCATTCTGAACGCTATTGAAACAACAGCGATAGCAGCAAGCGCACCGAATACGGCAGCACCAACAACGTAAACGTTGGATAGGTTAATAGTACCTGTAACGACGCCGTCAGTACCCATAGTCAAATCAGCGGCAGTAGCATTAACCGCACCTAACCCCAAACCAAGAGCTAAAAACGCAGATTTTAGCCCAGAGAAGAGTTTCTTAAACATCTTCTATCCTTTCAAGAAAAATTAGTAGTTTTTGAGCTACTTATTTAAGAGCTAAAGAATTAACCCTTAAAAAAGTAGCCGAAATAAATTCGGCTAAATTCAAGAAAACAGATTAAGAACCATCAGACAAAATAATATTGCAAGGAGTGGTAACATTAACAAAACCGTCCCTAGGGATAGTGCCGGAAAAAAAGACACTATTTCCATCATCAAATCTATTATTAATAAATTTGGCAACCTTAAGAGCAAAAGCATAACTACAACAAGGAATTTTAAAAGTCATATTTTGCTCAAATAAACTTCCATCTTTTAATTTTTCGAAAGAATTTGAACATTTTATAAGAACGGCAGGCTCGGAATCCTTGCCACCGCCAACAGCTAAAACTTCACCGCGAAAAAGCTCATAATTAAGAGAAAAGCTCATATTAAGCCCCCTTAGAAGCTTTTTCGGTTGGCTTTGAGTCAAATAAGAAGTATTCGTAAGGCTCGGCTACGGCTATAATGCGCTGATCGCCGGCAGGAAAACCGCCGTGTAAGGTAATAGGGCCTTTTTTGAGTTTTTCGCGAACAGCATTCCCAACAAGCCCAGCGGTAACGTCATCAGGGCAAATGATTTTAAATACTACGGGTTGCTGAACGCTATCTATAATGCCGGTCTTTTTGTTTTCGACATCATAAACGTTTACAGTAGATATTCGGACAGATGAGGAATAGTCATTACCCTCAAATTTACCAGAAGCGGAACTCCTGATGAGCCCCTTAACAAGTGTGTAGGTTACTTCGTAACCCTTGTCAACTAATTCCATAATGCACCTCTTAAAAATGAATTTAGAGCATAAACGCCGCCGTGGAGGTGCTCTATGCCAAAACACGGCGGAAATAGTTTAGCGCCATATTCAGGGCGGAATTCCATATTTTTTGATATAATTTTGTTGCGAACAAAAACCAAAAAATATTTATGCACAATAATTGTGCATTTGGATAATGAAATGATAAATAAAAAAACCTTAAAAATTAATAAAATGCCAAATAATTTGTCAAAAAGTATGAAAAATGACTAGACAAGAATTAGCAGAAAAATTAAACATCACTAGAAACACGCTAACAAACTGGGAAAAAGAAAAACCAGAATTAATCCGACTAATAAACCAAGGCTTGGCACTAGATGAACAAATTTCAGAAACTAAAAAATTTTTAGAAAGATTAGAAAAAATAAAAGAAAAAGCAAACAATGGAAAAATAAATATCAAGGAAACAAAATGAAATTTTTTATAATATTTCTAATAATAGCACTAAATTTAACAGCAGAACCAAAACAAAGACCAAGCCCATTAATAAATAACCTACCAAAAAACGCATCAACAAATTGTAGCGTATACTGCGAATTTCAAAAAGAATTACTAGAAGTATGGCAAAAAACAAGTAAAAATATAAAACGAGATATAACAATTGAAATGACTTTTTCAGACGAACAAGCACAGATAGATATTGCAAAAGCAGAACTACAAAAAGTATTTTTAAAATTTAGAAAAGAAGGAAAATTTGAGAAAAATACAGAAATAAAATTACCATTAATAAAAAACTAA